GTCGCTGATGTGGCTCCTGATTGGGTTTCTTATGACTCGACTGATTTGCCGCAAACGTGGCGGCATCAGTCAGTTGTATCTGCGCTCGTGGCTGTAGTTCAAGATCTTGAAAATCGTGTGGGAGCGCTTGAATAATGGCTACAGGCGCAACATACATAAACGAAGTTGGTGGTGGACCAAACCTTATTTCTTATGCCGACGGGTTTCGGTATCAAGGAACTTGGTCTTCAGGTACCTCTTACTCTGTTGGTGATGTTGTTGAATACAGTGGCGCTTCATATGTTGCAAGAACAGCACACTCAGGGCAAACCCCAAGTTCAGGTAGCAGTTATTGGCAAGTAATATCTCAAGCTGGTACTGCTGGCGGTCCTGGCCCAGCAGGGGCTTCAGGACCTCAGGGGCCGTCTGGTCCGACTGGTCCAGCGGGTGCAACTGTTCTTAACGGAGTAGGTGATCCGCAAGGAGTTACTGGTCAAGACGGCGACTTTTACTTGAATGTATCCAATAACTATTTCTTTGGGCCAAAAGCCAATGGCGTTTGGCCTGTTGGGTTCAGTCTTATTGGGCCACAAGGGGCGCTTGGACCGACAGGACCGACGGGACCTACTGGCCCGTTAGGTCCACCTGGAGGTCCCCCTGGACCAGTCGGCCCCACAGGGCCGACAGGAAGTGTGGGTCCAGCAGGTCAAGCAGCAGGAACCGTAAATGGTGGTGTTGCTGAGTCAAATTCTAATGGAGATTATGGAGGCGTCACACCCATTGACGCAGGAGGGCCAACGTAGTGCCTATTCAGATTCAATTTCGTAGAGGAACCTACGCTCAGTGGGTTGCTGCTGATCCTGTCTTAGCTGACGGCGAAATGGCAATCCAAACTGACGCTGGTGGTGGCGAACAAGCCATGACCTTAAAGATAGGTGACGGTACTACGGCTTGGAGTTCGCTGGCTTACGGCGGGCTACGAGGTCCTACGGGGCCGACAGGTCCTCATGGAACTTCTGTCAATAACCTTGACGGTGGCGAAGCGGCAACTAACTATGGAGGCATCGGAGCTACGGCTACTGGTGGAAACGCACAAGGAATATAAATGGCTGTACAAATACAACTTCGACGGGACTCCAGCACCAACTGGACTACCGCTAACCCTGTTCTCGCTCTAGGCGAACTAGGTTTAGAAACTGATGGTTACCTGTATAAGATCGGTGACGGCGCTACTGCGTGGAACTCTTTAGGTTACGCAACGTTAGCTGGTACCGACAAGTTCACGATTAATGAGCAGACAGGTACCGCTTATACGTTGGTCGCTGGGGACGCTGGCAAGCTTATTAAGATGACGAACGCTGCGGCGAACACTTTAACGGTGCCGCCAAGTTCGAGCGTCAACTTTGATATTGGTGTAACAATCAATGTTGTCCAATATGGTGCAGGGCAAACAACTTTGACTGCTGGCGCTGGTGTAACCATTTATTCGTATAACAGTTTGTTGGGTATTACTGGTCAGTACGGTCAAGCTATTTTGACGAAGTGTGCGGCTGATCTTTGGATTGCGGCAGGGCTTCTGAGCTAATGGCTGGTACAACGACTGCTGCGAGAATGAGCCTTGGGGCTGTTGCTTCTTCGTACGATCAGAACCCTGAGAAAGATTGGAAGCTTATTGCTGGCACCTACTTTGGTGGCGGAACAGTAATCACCAATCTTGACCAAAGTTACAGAAATATGAGAATTATCTGGCACAATTCGCAGCAAAACTCTTGGATTGCTTGGAATTATATGAACTTCAATAATTCTAGCGGTCAGTCGAGTAATACTCCTAGCGCTACGGCTGGTCCTGCTTTTTACGAATACCAAGGCTGGTCAACTGGCACTAGTTACGGTGGCGGAACAAGTGCTACCAATGTTGTTCGGCAATATGGTGGCAATTACAGCAACATGGGCAGTCATCTTGTTATGGATATTTATAATTATGCGAGCACAACTTCGTTAAAGCCGTGGCATTGGCAAGGCTATACAGGTGTAGGTAACTCTACTAGTTATGCGACTGCCAATGGAGGTCACGGACATTTCAAAGAACCAGCGATAGAGCACATAAATGTTTATCAGGACTACCAAAATGGTTCTACTTCCTATAACTACATTATTGTGTATGGATGGGGCGGTAAAATCTGATGTCTGAGCACGCCTCTTACATTCTTTCTAGCCACACTGTTGCGTACAACAACACTGAAAATAGCTATACCTGGACAAATATTCCTAGCGGCTACGACATTTTAGAATTTGTTATTTCTGGTGAATACACGCAGGACACCACTAGTGGTGCATCCAGCGGAATTTATTTTATGAATATTGAAATGAATCATTCGTGGGAAGCTGGTAATTCTGCCAATGATCCTGATGTAAAAAATTCTTACATTTATACAACCAGTCGACAATATAATTCTTCACAGTACGCTGTTTCGGATTACGGACAAGGAGCAAGTTATCCTTGTACTTCTGGTAAATGCATAATGACCGCAGCGAACAATCCTGGTGGGGCAGCCGATTCTGCTTTTGGTTGGACTGCTCGACTTATTGGAAACAATAGCCCTTGCTATAAACAAATCTTTTGGGATGGTGTTGCTACTTCATACCAAGCAAATAGCTACAACCACAGGCTATTAGGTGCTGCTGGTTTCAATGGGCAAGCTAACGATAAAACTCGTGCGGAAGCTAAAGCTTCAGTTTCTTCCCTTCGTGTAAGCCTCCCATTTCATGGAACCTATAATAGTTCTACTTCTCCCACCTGGATGGCTGGAACTAATTTTATGTTGATTGGCTATCCAGGTGTAACAGGAGGCTGGTAATGTCATTAGTTGGTCAAGGAACAGTATTAAGGCATTGTGGTTCACTGAAAATTACAACGTGGACGAACACGCTTAGTTTCTCAAACACAATAAGTACGACTGGAAGTGAGCCTTACACGACTGCTAATCAGGTCATGGGTATAAACAACTCTTCGTATATGAACGAAGTGTTTACCTATGACAACAGCAATATTTGGCGTTGTCATTTCCGCCTGTATTGGCGAACAACTATGGGTCAAAACAACTCTAATAGTTGGAATTATGGTTCGGTGTATATGTACGACACCAATAATAACAACTACTGGGATCGAGCAGGCTACTACAACGGGCAGATAAACCAAACAGCCAACAGTGGGTGGAGTACTTACAACAGTAGCAATACTTACAGTCGCGCAGGATGCGACATTCTAATGAAACATATGGGTGCTACGAGTACTGGGGATGAAAGATACAACTACACTTCTACTCCTTCAGTTACTAACGATGTTATTGATTCAGATATTTTCTATGACCACGGTTACATAGATTATGTATTTGGGCGAAATACTTTCCCGTCTGCTAGTTGCCGATCAGCGTCAGTAGCACCTGGAGGCAATCAGACGAGTTACAACCGAACGAATAGTTACTACAACTTTACGACTGGTGGATGTCCCAACAATTCATATGGAAGTCAACCTACTACTCTTTATTTCTACGCTCCGTACAACTTCCCAATGGGATCTGTGTTTCATTTGTATGCGTGGGATACAAAAAATGTTAATCCGAATTAAGGAATCGTAATGTCTGAAGAAAGACCAATAATTTTAGAACTTGATTGCGCCACTGGTATTCAAACTGAACGGCCAATGACGGATGAAGAGTACGAGCATTATCAAGCGATGCAAGAAAGTAACGCTGCTCAACAAGCTGCGTTACAAGCTCAACTTGAAAAAGAACAGGCAGATAAGGCTTCTGCTAGGGCGAAGCTAGCTGCGCTTGGCTTAACTGATGATGAAATTACGGCGATGGTTGGGGCTGAACCTCCTGAGGGTGAAACGGCTATTGGAGCGTCTGTTTCAGCATGAGCGCTGACGTAGGTATTGAAGAAGTTATTGCTTCTTTGAGTGAGCGTGGGCAGATGGAATGGGAACTCGCTTTGATGCGGGTTCACATTGCCAATCTTGAAGCGGCTCAATGTTCGTGTGACTGCGATAAATGTGGGACGACTGAGGATTAAATATAGGAGGAATCATGGCTTTCAGATTGCTTGACCACATGCCAGTTCCTGGCAAAAGCAAAAAAAATAGAGGGGTTACTCTTAATCCTGAAGTCATGTACAACCGTAAAGAGTACGGAGTTGGTGGCCCTAGTCGTGCCGAGTCTCGGGCAGCACGTAACCAGAGTGGTTATGCTGCTGCCGATCATGGTTCTTTTGGGGTAACTCCTACTCCTAAAACTGCGGATTGGGCGACTATCGACGCTGCTTCTCTTGATCCGTTTCCACGAGGTGGAACGGTTACTCCTGAGTCGGCGGCTTTGTCTAGCGCTGCTTCTACGAATGCTCCTAACTCGGTTGTATCCTCTGATCCGAGTGGGTATTACGCACAGCCTTCTGTGGGTAATACCAATATTGGTACGTTTGGTACGTCTGCGGCTGACGAGTATTACTTCAATTTGATTGACGCTTTGAGCGGCAATCAATATAACCGTGAGCTTCTGGGTCAACAGTTGGCTTATGGTTTGGATACAGCCGAGAGGAATCGTATTCGTGGGGAGCGTCCTATTTGGGACAGGTTGAATCAGCGTGGCATTGTTAATAGTGGGATTAGGGATCGCACGCTGGGGGAGTATGAGTCTGATCAGTTGAGGGCGATTGGGGACATGCTTCGTCAGCATGATTTGTCTTCTCAGCGTCTTGATATTGGTGGGGATTTGGCTCAGGAGCAGCAGTATTACCGAAATGTTGATGCTGATGCGCTTGCTGATGCTTTGAATGTTGCTGCTACTACGGCAAATATTTCTGATCCGAATGAGTTGAGGGCAAGTATTGCCCAGCAGATTCGGGCTATGGGCTAGGAGTTATCATGGTAAGAATTTTAGGGGCTGACGGGGAAGAACCTCAGGTAAGTCCGATGCCTGGTACTGGGCGACTTGTTACTGATGCTAATGGTGTTCAACGGTTTGTGCCTGATCGGCCTAATGTTAAAACGTTAGAATTTGTGCCTGGTAGAGATGCGACTATGGCGAATATGGTGCCTGCTGATTATCAAGGGTCAGTAGATCAAGTATTGCAACGCCAGAATAGGCTAACTGGGGAAAGTTTTGGGCCTGCGAGTAGCGAAGCTCAAGCTTTAGCTGATTTGGATAGAGCGTTAAAAGGTGCTCTTAGTCCTGTTGGTAACGCTCTTCAGTCTTTGGTCACTAGTCCTGCAGGGACAGTCGCTCGCAATGTTCGTGGTGTGGGGAATGCCTTAAATAGTATTCCGAGTGGTTCTGAGCCTCCTTTGGAAGATCCTGCTTTAAGTAATTTGAATCTTTCAGATAATGATTACATCCAAATGTTGATGAATAAGAAAGACCCAAGTGCAGCGGAGAAAGAAGCTCTTGCTGATTACTTGATAACTGGTCAGATTAATCGTTTGAATGACATTGTTGTTCCTCCTGAGGTTACGTCTGGGGCTTATAGTCCGTATGGCTCAGGGGATACTGATAACTCGACTTTGGAAGCTTTGAGAGATGCTATTGCTCGTAAAGAAGCAGGCACTTTAGTCCCTGAAAGAGGGGGTAAAGACAAGTCTGGATCTAAAGCTGTAACTGAAACTGACCCGAATAGGGAAAGACCGTTAGATGACAGAAGAGCAGTTCTCGAAAGAATTAGGCAAGAAGAAGCGTTTAATCAAATGTTCCCTGGAGCCGCTGAAGTAGCAGACGGCATGGGTTTAGCGGAACAGTTAGCAGACACTAATCGTGGCTACGCTCAAGGACGTTACAACGATCTAACAAGTTTCTTGGACGCTGAACGCACTAGGGCTGGTGCCCAGTTCGACAGCGACGAAGAAGCGATTGTTAATCAGCTTTTAGCTTCTGACGCTTCCCGTCGTCAAGCAGAAGATATGTATACAGCCCGTAGAGGCCAATCGTTTAACGAACTGCAAAGAAAATTTGACGCTCGCACAGACGCTGCAAGCGCAAGATTAAAGAATCTTGGCATTGATCCCGCTGGTTACACGAATGTGGTTGGTCAAGAAATGGGTGCTTTGCTTGGAGCGCAAATGCAGTCTGGTGCAGATTTAGCGGAGCGCATGGCGATGCTTGGTGCTGAACGTGCCCAGTTGGGTATTGGTCGTGCTAAAGCTGGGATGGCTAAGGAACGTCGGGCGTTTGATCGAAATGCTTCTGACATGCTGTTCCAGGGTTCTCAGCGGTTGTCGTATGAGCTTCAAGATATTAATGAGGCTTTGATGAATCGTCGTATTAGCGCAGCGGATGCTGCTGCTGCTTCTGCCGCAGCGGCTAATGAGGCTCGGGCGCAGGCTGCTCGGGCAATGGTTATTGGGCAGTCTATTGGTATGCCTGGTGATGCGGCTGCGGCTTCGTCTACGTTCCCTGGGTTGTTGAAAGAGTTTGCTGGTATTGCGGCAGACAATGATCAGGGAATGGCTATGACGTTGACTCCAGAAATGCTTCCTGATGGGTTTAAGCATCTAGCTGACGGGGAAAGAACTGCTTCTCTTAATGAAATAATTCAGTTTGGAAAAATTGCTGAACAAGCTGCTTTGTACGGCTAGGGGTTAAGGTGGCGATTCCTCCTCCTCCACGGCCTCAAGACCGTGGAAATATGATCAAAAATTTGAAGATCGATTGGGGGAATAAGTCTTCTTCTTCTGCTCCTTTGCCTGGGTATGTTGCTCCTGCAAAAAAGGGTGGAGGGATATTTGATATTCCTGTCCTTGGGCAAATTATTGATGTTATTGATACGCCCCGTGCTGCGATTGTTTCGGGTATTAAAGAGATAGGTGACATCTTTGATGCTGATAATGATTTCTCGATTGGGGAATTTGTTCAGCAAACTCGTGACAACATCATGATGGGTGAGGTGTTGCGGGATTGGGACGTTGATCTTCCTGGGCCTTTGGATTTTGCTGTGGGTCTTGGGTTGGATATTGCTTTAGATCCTTTGACGTATATGGCTGGTGCTGGGCTGTTGGCTCGTGGCGCTAAAGCTGCTGATGTGGCAAATGGTTTGCGTAAAGGTGCTAAAGCTGCTGAAGCTGCTGGTGATGCAGCTAAGGCAGCAGGGATGTTGAAGGCTGCACAAAGGGTTGATCGCACTAAGTCTGTGTTGTCTGCAGGTAAATATTTGGACGACGTAGGTATTTCGTCTGGTGCTCGTTTCACGATTCCTGGGACTGGCAAGATTGGTCGCACGATTATTGAGAAGCCGTTACGAAGAATATTTCCTGTTGTTGGCAGGAAGTTAGATGACATGCGTGTCAGGCAGTTGTATACCGATACTGCTGCTGGTCCTGGGGGCATGTTTCGGTGGGGTGATGAAGCGGATCGTGCTCTTGATTTAACTAATCCTAATAATCAGAAGCTTGTTAGGAATAGGGTTCGGCAGTTGCGAGGTGAGGGACCTGCTGTTGCTGTGAAGACTGGTTCTGAGGCTGATAAAGCAGCGAGACTGGCTATGAAGATGGCAGTCGAGATGCCTGGAAGTGCTCAGATGTTAGCGAAGATTCCAGGGAGTACTGCTTTTGTTGCTTGGACTGCTTCTGCTCCTGGCAAAGCATTCGCAGCTTCTTCGGATACAAAGATGGGTCAGGCGTTTGGTAAAGCGTTTTCAACGAACGTTGATATCAACAAAATGATTCGTTCTAGCAATATAGAAGAACAGGTTACTGGTCGTTGGGTTCAGCGTATTGGTTCGCAAGCTAATACGAAGTCGTCTGCGTTTGCTGCGACAGCAAAGCAGGGGGCAGAGAATCTTAAACGTGCCGCTGATGATGCTGAGATTGATTTTGACGAGTTGATGTTGGCTGCCGAGAATGAGGTTCCTTACCTTGTTTCGCAGGGTAGTGACTTTGGTCTTAGCCCTAAGCATGTGGCTTTAAGGGCACAAGCTCGGGAGTATTTGGACAGTTTGCGGACGATGGTTAATGAGGCTTTGCCGTACAGCGACGATTTAGATGGCGTTGTTGGTGAGCTTTATTTGATGCGTTATATCGGTAAGGAAGGCGCAGAGAAGCTTGATGAGCTTGGTCGTTTAAGTGGCAGGCCGTTGCCAAAGGGTGTTGCTGCTGATGACATGATTCAGGGTAATTCTTTTCATCGGCGTAATTGGATTACGCCTAAGGGAATGAAAGAAATTATTAGGCAGAACATCGAAGAAGGTCTTGACAGTATCAATATTCCGAAGCTGGTTGATGATCTAGGTGTTGATCCTTCTAAGACTGGTGATGATTTAAGAGATGCTTTGTTGGACGCTATTGACGATGCGGCTGACGATGGTTTCAGAGTTACTGGTACAGACGGGCATGTATACACCAACAAAACGCATGTTGGAACGTTTAAGGACATTAAAAAAGCTGGCTCTATTAGAGATCAGCTTTCAAGAATGGGCAAAGAAGCTCACGGTAGCGAGTGGGTTGACATATTCGATACGGATATGACTAAAGCTTTGACGAGCTACATAGATTCTCATTCTCGTTACATTCGTTCTCAGTATGTTGTTGATGGTTTAGCGCAACGTGGGATTATTGTTCGTGGCGCTAATGGTCAGTTGACTCGTGCGGCTGCTAATCGTTTGACATCTGCGATGAATAGAGCAGGTAAGAAACTTACTAATGCTCAGATAGCTAAAGAGAAACTGGAAGCTACTAAGACTGCTCGTGATGAGAAGATTGCTTTTTACACGGGTGAGGCTGGTAAGGCTGGAAGTAAGACAAGTCAACGAGCAGCTACTAAAGCTGCTCTTGAAGTAGCCAGACTTGAAGGAGAGCTAAGAGCTATTTCTTCTGTTATGGAAGCTATAGCTAATGGTTCAGGGATTGAGGGTTTGACTAACGATGCTTTGGCTCTTATTCAACCTGGCGCTCAGTTCGATCTTCGTAGAGGTGTTGGATACATAAGTCAGAAGGTGAAGCAAACTTCTGAGGAAGTTGCTCGTTTGCATAATGCTCGTAATGATGCTGTCGAGTTGATTCATTCTTTAGATGAGCAGATTGCTCAGGTTGAAGAGATGCTTAAACGCATTGAAGCTGTCAACAATATTGATCCTGAGCTTCAAGGGTTTTTGCCTTTGTTTGATGGTTATAAAGAGATCCAAGATTCAGTGAATATTATGCGCGAGGGTTTGCGTGCATATAAGTCCACGTTTATTAACCGCATGTTGGATGACGTTACGGTTCGTGCTGCTGACGATTTAGAAGATTTCTTAAATGGGATGACAGGCGATGGCTTGTTTGATTTCGCTAAGAACGGTAAGCGGCTTATAAGTGCTGCTCGTAAAGATGAGCTTGGTCGGATTTCTAGACGGTTGGGTCAGATCTTTAAGGGTAATCCTAAGTGGGAGAAGTGGCTGGAAGAGATGCCTGAATTGGCGGATCTTAAGAACGCTATTGAGAATCTTGATGAAGGAGACATGGGGATTCTTGCTCGTCTTGAGCGTTACAGACAGATCAAGGGCGCTGATGCTTTGATCGATGGGAAGTCTCCTATAGGTAACAATATTGCAGAGCTTTTGTCTGATATAGGTGGGGCGGAACGCAGGTTGTTGAATGCGAAGTTGCGTGAAATAGAAGAAATTCTGACTCTTGGGTTAAACAAAAGACCTGATAGAGGTGTGCCTTTCGCTAAACAAACAGCGGGTCAGGTTTCTGATGAAGCAACTGAAGCTTTGCAAGAAACGTTTGATCTTCTTGGCGCAAAGTTTGAAGAGCTTGAAGTAGCTATGAGCAGTGCTCAGAAAAAACTTTTGGAAACAGAAGCTTATTTAGCGGAGCGACGTACTTACTGGCGAGGAAAGAAACAACTCACTGAAAGCGAGTTGTCTGAAGTCAGCGCAATAATGGTTCAGCAACAAAGAATCATTGACGAATTGAAATTAGAGAAGATGCGGTTGATGGATTCGGATAGAACAACTGTCCGAATAAGTGCTGCTGATTCGCAGCAAGCTGCTGTTAATGAGCTTCGTAAAGTACGCAACCTTCACAATTTGTCAGATGTTTATGGTGGTCGGTTAAACGATTACATGGTGAATATGTCGGGGCTTGGCAACGTCCAGGATGTATCCAATAGAACAAACAATTTGTTGCGTGGATACAGTCTTGTTGACGGGGCAGGAGAAAGTTCGGTTGAACTGTTCTCTGCTGCGGTTCAGGCTGCTGCTAGAACCGCTGATGTTAAAGCGATGAGTGACTTCATGAAGAAGTACTCATCGTTTGTGAACTGGTGGAAAGCTCAAGCTGTTGCTACTCCTGGGTTCATTATGAGAAACATGATGGGCGGCATGTGGATTAACAACCAGATTGCTGATGTGCCTATGAGTATGCACACAAGGGTTTTGGGTATCCGTCGTGCTGCAGCTAAGGCTGCTGAAGAGGGTGGCCGTAAAGGTGACATTGCTTACGGTTTGGAACAGCTTATTGCTAACGGGAAACCTGTTGGTTTGAAGAAGTGGGGTATTCCACAGGCTCAGTCTGCGGTTGATGTGGGTGAGCTTGAAACGTTTTTGACGTGGTATCGGACTGGTATGGCTAGCAGTGGTCAGGTGTCTCAGGAAGTTAGATCTTCGTTGGATGCTATTGGTGGCGGATCAATGACTTTGAATCCGTTCAAAGCTGAGTTTGCTCCGTTTGCTACGGTTCGTAAATGGAACCAAGAAGCTGAGTTTATGTTGCGTGGTTCAGTAGCGCATCACACTGCTATGACTGGTGGAAGCATCGATGATGCTTTCGAGCTTGTAAATAAGTATCACTTTGATTATGCGAATCTGACTCAAGCTGAACGGAAAATGAAGCAGGTTATTCCGTTCTGGACTTGGCAGAAAAACATTTTGCCTGTGCTTGTCGAGTCGATTGGTAAGAAACCTACGGCTTGGGGTCGGTTGCAGCAGATTAAAGGCGAGTTAGAGTTGCATTCTCCTGAAGAAGGGCTAGTGCCTAGCTGGTTCGGAGAGAATATGGGTATACGTTTGCCCTTCAATATTGGTGGGAACAGAGCGTATGCTATTCCTGATTTGCCGTTCCGTGATCTTGCTAAATGGTCTAAAGCTATTGAAGGTAGAGAACCGTGGCGACCTTTAGCGGAAAGTGTTTTCCCGTTGTACAAGCTCCCGATAGAGCTTGCGTTTGGCAAAAAATATTTTGGCAATATCCCATTCACTGGTCGATATCAACAAGCGCCTAATTCTTATGGAAAGATTCCTGGGTTTATGCCAGCCCTTGGTGCGCTTGGATTTGCGAAGAAGAATCGTAAAGGGGAATGGAAAACAACTGATCAAACTCTTTATGTGTTAGATCAGTTTATGCCGTTGTTGGGTAGGGTGCGGAGGGTTCTTCCTAATGAAGCTCCTAAACAAGAACGAGCGGTGACTACTTGGCTTTCGGTGTTTCTAGGTACGAACATTCGTCCTAATACTCCTTCTACGAAACGTAGCGAGCTAATTCGTATGCAAAAAGAATTAGCTGAAGAGCTTCGCGATAAGAAAGATATAGAATTCCGCAAGGTCTAGGATTTAGGTATGTCTGAGAGAACTGTTATTTCTCGGGATGGGTGGGATGCTCGTCCTCCTAAGAAACCGTTTACTAAGTTGAGGCCAGCACGAGTGCAGGGCATTGTTCTTCATCACAGTGGTGTGAAGGACGGACCTAAAGGTATGTCTGCTTTGAAAGCTTATGAGCGTTTCCACATGGATTCTCGTGGTTGGAACGCTATTGCTTACAACTGGTTGGTTGACGAAGCAGGAGTTGTTTATGCAGGGCGTGGGCCTGGTGTCGTTTCTGGTGCTACTAAGGGTTGGAATTCTCGTACTGAGTCGATTTGTTTCACGGGTTGGGGAGAGATAGAAGCTCCTCAAGCTGCTTTAGATTCTATTAAATGGCTAGTTAATGACATTAATAGTCGTTACGGAGGGAAACTGTGGGTCAAAGGGCATCGAGATTTAGGGAACTCTACGTGCCCTGGGAATTGGTTGTACAACTGGCTGAAGTCAGGGATGCCGTCGCCACTTGGAGATCCCAACAAGGTCGATTGGGACGGAATCAACGCTCATCTGGAGAGCCTGAAAGCGGTTGTATCCCATAGTCCGCTATCTAAGCGTAAGCGGAGCCGTGGAGAGGCTGTGAGGGTCGTTCAGGAGCGTTTGAAGGACCTTGGGTATGAGCCTGGGGGTATCGATGGAATATTTGGATACAACACGAAACGTGCAGTCAAGATGTTCCAGGTTAAATACTGTTCTTTTCTTAAGGTCGATGGCATAGTTGGTGCCAGGACTTGGGATGTATTGTTTAGTTAGTGGGCCACTCTCAACACTCTATAGGAGGTCTTGAAATGCCTAAAGATAAAGGTTACGGATCGTTTGCTGATACGTTCGGTGATTCCGATGAACAGCCATATGATTCGTCATCTGCGGACAACATGGCTGATATGGCAGCTAAAGCTAAGGCTGATGCTGCGTATCTTCGTTCAACTGGGCTGGGTAACCAGAACCAGGGCGGTCGTCCGTTCGGGAAATGAAAAAACCAGCACCTAAAACAGGTTACAAAAAACCTAAGAAGAGCCGTAAAACGGCTCGTCGTCCTAGCAAAAAATATTAAGCCACTGAAAGGCAAGAAGTGACTGAAGAAACAGCGAAGACAAAGTTTTCTTGGGGGGATTGGATTGAACGTTCGGTTTGGACGGGTGTCGAGTCTGCTCTTGCTGTTGTTGTCGTTACTGACGTATCGAGTCTCAAAGCTGCAGCTACAGCATTCGCTGCCGCTGCTATCGCAGCGCTTAAAACGCTTGCGAAGGCACGCCTCGGGAAGTAATCCCGTGGCTGAGGAACAGTTTGACGATCTTTGGGCCAACTGGATGGCCGAAGAGGGTTTAGCTATTGAGGATGAGATTCATCAAACTTTGTTAGCAAGCAAAGGTTTGCTTGACATGAATGATGGGACTCATGCTCAGTGGGTAGGTCCAACGTTAGGTGTTCTTTTAACGTTCGACTTTGAAGAAGTTGATTCTCTTTTGAATGCGTGGGATGACGCACAGGATGGAAACCTTATTGCTTTGTCAACTGTGATTCATTGGTTGCAGGGTTTCACTGTGTTTCTGCAGGCGTGTACAGGAAACATCGAAGAGCTTTAGATATCTCGATTCAAATATTCTTGTACTGCTGGCTGCTGAAGCAAACTAGTACGCAGTTTTTGTGCTAATTCATCTCTCCGTCTAGCCATAGTTGTTTTAGGTGTATCCAAAATTATGGCTACAAAACGCAAAGAGAGGCCCACATCAACAAGCATGTGGTAAAGCCACTGCTCGTCTTCTGTGAGCCTCATAAATGTTTCTTGTACTGCGAGAATAAGATCTTCTCGGTTTTGTTCTCGTTCTTCTATAGACCGAAGCGGGTCCTCGAAAGGACCCGCTTCCATTAAGCCTTGTATCTCTGTTATAGGAGTAGGTCTGTAATGACTTTCTTTTTTTATAACAAGCTTTTTAGGGGTATGTCCCCAGTTGTTACCTTTGGGTTTACTAGTTACGTTTACCCAAGGCCGTTGTGGTTGCAGTGAAGGAAAGTTTGCTTTCCTAAGAGCGTCAAAGAGTTTTGCTCCCTCGCTCTTATCATCCACCGTCCCAGTGCAAGAATCCTGAATGTATTGAGAAGAACAATTTGTTGTTATCGAAGTTTCCTACGGGAATGTCTTCGGTGTTAATGATTTTCATTAGTTCTCTGTAACTCAGATCCGCATAGTTTTGGCGTGTGGATGACCAGATCCAGAACCACACATCTAATTCAGATGTGTCCCACCACTGTAGCGCACGAATTTTATTGAACTTAACCTTTAACATTTCGTCGTGTCCCATGCCCATTACTTCTACAAGGCGAGGGAAACCACTGTTAGATACCTGTATGTAGTCAGGCGTAGCCGCAAACGTTGCAGGGATTTGGTATAGCTCAAAGCCGTCGGGTCGATTGAAACCGAACCGTTCCCAGTTTCGTTCTCGTTTCTCGAACTCACCTTCAGCTTCTTCTCCCATTGATTTGTAACGTTCTTCGTAAGGACGTTTATGAAACATCGGAGCTTTCATTTTTTTCTCCCAACTATTCGATAGACCATGATGTCGTCGTCGTAGGCGATGCCGTTTAAGGCATCTTCTACTGCTTTCAGATAATTTGTTGTGTCCCCTCGTAGCTTTGTTTCGCTGTCATCAAGCTCAGAGATAGTTATTTGTGTTCGTTTAGATGTGAACACACAGCTAATAGAGATCGGTCCCTCGAACTTAGGGCCGTCGTAATGGTTTCTTATGTGTTCTTCGTGTTCCAGTGTGGACTTAGGGGTATACGTTCTGCCTCGTGCGAATCGAGGACGACCTTTAACCTTTGGTTTCCCTGGAACAGTGAACTTGTAAGAACGTTTACGCATGATACCTCGTTGTTTGTGCGGCTTTGGAAACAATGTTTTGTAACTGTTTCTCTCTGTCTGCTCTGCCAATAAATTTTTCAAGTCTTTCATCGAGCCGACGCAACCAGTCCAGGGCTGCATCAGGTGAATAGTCTTGCCAAAGAAGGCTACTAGCAAAAGCGTACATCGCTTCAGACCGATCTGAGAACTCTCTTTGTTCCCAGATGGTCCGAGCGTTGCCTTTGAATTCTCCGTCTTCCCTGTTTCCAGGTTTGTATTGCGGAGCTTTCGGTTCCGTTGCTTCGTAGAAACGAATCAACGAGCGAAGTAACCCTGGCGAAGTTCGGTTAGCCCATGCAGCGTCAACAAATTCCTCAAGGGAGAAGAAGGAATCTGTTTTAGATGGGTCGTAAACTTCATGGCGGCCAGGGTTACGGTGCTTAGGGTAAGGCAAACGTAAACAGTTGCCTAAAGCACCTTCGTTCAGTGAGGTTTGTTTTGGATAAACCTCTTTAGTTGGCACATCCACAACACGGCACGCTCCTATAAGCCCTTTGCGTGCCACTGTTGCTGCTACTGGTTCAGTTAGGTAAACCCAAACGTGGTAGCCCTTACTTTTTGATGTTTCTTTCCAGCTTTGTATCCCTGTCTTTTCTAAGAGAATGACCAGGTTGTCAGCGTGGACGCTGGAGTTTTCTCCATCGTCAAGGTCAACTGCACACCAGTTGACCATCCACACACCATTGCGTTGCCACAGTGGATACACACCGAGAGCAACATCATCATCTAAATGAGTTTCGATGTGCTGTAGGTATTCTTCTCCGTATCCGAGTGCAACGTTGCCGTCTTCTTCTAAGGGATGCACCCAGCTAGTTACGTCAGCTAACGCTCCTCCTTGATGGAGGGCCGCAAACCTTTCGAGAGTTATTCCACCCATCGGTCATCCCCAGGAATATCGCTTTCGTAATATTCTCTCACAAGCCCACAGTTCGGGTCCATGTAGTAGTCGATGGGTGGGTCTGTGACTTGGCATGGTGGCCTCTTGTTCTTGCAAAGATCTAACGATACGGACACTGAGTGGATGCGTCGTTCAGAGTCGGAAAGTTTGGGGTCATCCCTACGTCTGAAGACGTTTAGTTGCAGGATGGCGTATTCGTCGGCATTGAATTTGCCGTCGTCCATGCCTCTGGATGTTCCACGAGTTGACCCTTTGCCTGACTGGTGGACCAGTCCGACGGGCAGGTTCTCTGTTTCTGCCCATTCCTTCAGTCCTTTTAAGACTGTGGATACTCCTTCGTATCCTGATGCGCCAGGAAGCTGTTCAAGGAAGTCAACCATTACGAAACGTGGCTTGTGTTGCCAGTAATCTTCGCATTCTCTCATCGCATTACTCATGTCGTTAAAGGAGAGAGCGTTAGGGAAGATCTTTATTCGATCCAAGAACCCGAACTTGGCTTCTTGGATTTCATTCAAGACTATTTCGTCTTGCGTCCGAAGAGCTTCTTCCACTTCAGCAAGATTTCGTTGATATAAAAGCGCATAAAGTTTGGATACAACCAGGATCTCGGGTTCGTCAGGAGTATAGATCACTCCATAGAAGTCTGGGTCTTCAAGTAGGTTGCGTGCCATTGAGGATAAAAGCACTGCGGATTTGCCGCTGTGTGCTCTGCCTGTTACGACAAGTACGTCGCTCGGCCAGACTCCTCGCATGCGACTGTCGATGTCTTGTAGCCCTAGGTGGAAGCAGTCGTGGCTTCCTTTGGCGTATTCAACCCAGCGGTCTACGGCATCGGACGTAGGCTTAAAAAATTTGTACTGCGGCTCTCCCTCGGGGAGATCAATGCCCGCAAGTCGGGCATCGATCTCCTCGGTGGTGAGGGCGACAGCTTCGTCACCCTCACTCATCAGTTGCCCTTATATGCGAACTCTTGAAGTTCTACTCGTCGGGCAAGCCAATCCCATTCGATTGCATCATCAACAGATTCACCTGCTGCTTGATTCCAAACCTTCAACGGAACATTGCTGTCTCCGTCGTTGACCCAGATACCAACATCACGAGATGTGGCAACACCAATGTGGGAAAGTGCTTCCTTGCTGATTGAGAAGTTGGGGAAGTTCTTCCCTGTCTTCGTCTTGTCAGTAGTCCCGTCAGCGTATTCCTTAACTTCGTACACCTTTAAGGTGCCGTCGTCTAAAGACCACTGATTGGGGTGGAAAGCAAGCAAGTTGAAAGCAGCTTGACGTTCGTCAGCGCCCTTACCAGTGCAGAAGTCAGTCCGCTTATAGGTGCGACCGCTGATTGTTCCACCAGCAGGAGCAGCTTGCGCTGGTGCTGGTGCAGCCGCTACGGATGCTGCCGTAGGTCCTGACGGAGCAGGGACACTTGCAGTCGTCTGCGAGGCGGTGCCTGCTTGACTATCTGAAGACCTGGAAACGCCGCTTTTCAGGCGTCGCATCACAACCCCATCAGGAGAAAGATCCATCTCCTGACCTGATTGTTTCAGGACCTCACTCTTAACTTGCTCAAACATGGAAGACGCCTCGGCAAGAATGCCGTCATCTCCCATTGATTCAGGAACACTGCGCTCAATAGTAAGCGAGTAGTCCGCTGTTTCATATGGAGCTTCACTTACTTTCTGCGTGAAGCTAACTGTCACTTTCGCTGTGTCAGTCATAATTTACCTTTCTCCCTACCAGGGATTCTCTCCGAGGTGCTCACCTCGGCATTTGCCTGCCTGCCAGACAGGACACCATAGAGGAGAGCAATGCCAGCCCTCCCAGTTCTGAGGCCAAGTCTTAGCGTCCGACATGATTGTCGGCACCATCGACCAGCACAATTCCAGAAAAGCTTTCTTGTGCTCTTCTGTTCTTTCGATCTCAATTATTTGAAGCTTCCCATTAGCCATCACCCCGAAGTTGAAATGCGTTGCATCCAACGCCCAACTATAGGCATGAGATTGTATATCCCAACGCTTCTTCTCCCAAGCTTGATACTCCCTGCCAGGGTTCTTCCAATCCCACAGCACACCAGACTTATCTACCCAGTCAACAGTGCCAGTGAGAACCAACCTAACGTTGTCTCTTCTACCAATCTCACGTTCAAACGGAACCTCAACTCCCTCAGGATCTAACGAAGGGAACAGTTCCTCGTACCAAACCGCAAGGTTGGCTCGAACCACATCAACTACTTCTTCGTACTCTTGACGCCAGACTTCTACTTCGGATGAGTAGGTAGCAATAAATTCTTCTGCGACTTCCAGTACCTCGTCCAAACTAGGACGGGGTAAACCAGCCATGATCATTCGTCCTGCGTATTCGATGGCTCCGTGAACAGCGTTACCTCTCAGAAAATCTGTTGTTTCTTTCTGGGATACAAGACCTAAGCGTTCTTGTCGTGCCTGCTCGGGACATCGAAGGAACGTATTGATCCAACTCTGTCGTAAACGTATTTCAATCATCTATCTCCCTGTTCGGTGGGGCCGTCCCGCAGGGAGACACGGGACGACCCGACCTAGTGACTTCTCCATTTATAACACCGTTATAAATGGAAATTCCCCATCGCTTCAAATGGGGGGAACCCTTTTGGGGGTTCCCCCCATTTTAACATGGATACAAGTTAAGTCAAACAGCCTCTTCTCCCAAAGGAGGCTTGACCTTGTGCAAACGTTCAAATTGTGCCCGTTCAACCATGTCATGTGTTCTTTGTCTAGATAACCCAATCTCACGTCCAACTCGTGCTTGGTTACCCTCGGCATAGACAGCATCCAACAGTGCATGTCTACGCATATAACTTGTCAGCTTTAACTGTTGCCTAATCTCATAATCGATTTGGTCTAACTGTTTCAAAGCAACTAAAGGCTCGCATGTATCCCCATAGTTCTTCAATGTTTCGTGAAGTTTGGTAAGTGAGTAGGTCATTCGCAGCAATCCTTGTTTGTTTCGTTTTCTTCATAGGTTTTGGCTGCTTGTTCAGCCTCGGCCAAAGTTCCAAAGAACTCTTTGTAATGACCATCTTGTATAACTACATAGCCTGATGTTCTCAAGCCTGCTCCTAAAGGAACTACGGCTCCTTTGATCTCATACTTAGAGGGACTCATTGGCTCTAGCTTCCAGTATTTGTTTTCGGGTAAACGCATCTTGAAGCGGTGCGCTTTTCTCCCTTTTTGGTCCTGATCCACGTTTCTGTTCTGCCCTGTCCTTACTGTATTGGTTCCATGCGGAACGACATCCTAAACATCTGCAACCGTTTCCGTAATGGGAAGCAGAAGGCTTCCCTTTGCAGTTGTATCCTTGCTTTCTTGTTCTATTCGTCGCCATCAGTATCCCTTAGGGGTATGACTTCGGCGTCTTCTTGGTTGTTTGCATCGTGTAAGAATGCGTGCATTTTTTCTTCGAGGCGTTCTGCTCGTTCGAGAAGTAGCACTGCAAGTTTACGGTCAGCATGGATGACATCGTGTGTCTCATCCATTAGTTCAAGTAGTAGTTCTCCGTCGATATTTTCCACGGGGTTTCCCTTCTTTTAATAAGTGTGTGTAACTGGATTTTCTTTCGTTTGGGGTCCAAGCCTCCCATCTTTGTTTGCATTTGGCACATCGACATCCGCCTACTGCATACGTTGCGATGTAGCCGTGTTTCTTGAAGTCTGTTGAGTCCCAACGGATGTGGTTACCTTCGATGTAACTCATCTATCTCCTCCTTTAGAGCTTTTATTTCTTGTTCCAATCGGTGAACGACAACTGAATGCGTACTCGCTTCGAGTGAGTTTGCATCAGCGGTAGTTAGTTCTAGATGCCTGATGTTGCAGCATCTTTTCTCGTGGCAATCGTGGTGTACTTGTAGTCCTTCTGGAATAGGACCATTATTGTAAACCCACACCATACGATGTGTCAAGGCGTTGCGGCTTGTGCCAACTCGTTCAGCAATTATCTTGCTGTTGACTGCACCGTATCCACCATTCTGTGTGAAGCCTTGCCAAAGGATACAAACTGTTCCGTCATCACGAACAATGTCACCAAACTTGACATGACCAAAAGCAGGATTCAAGTAAACCTCTACTCGTTCCTCAAAGGTAAGAGATGACAACAACCTGATGGGAATATCAGTACGAGGTGACCCGTACTTTACAAAATGCCTCTTGTGTCCATGACAGAGAGCAATCTTTCCATCTTTAGACCCAGGTCCATCATAAGAAACAAGAGTGCGGCGCTCCCTCGGGCATTGACTGCCGTCAGGCAGAACAGCCCAACAACTCCCTCTGCCCTGTCTAGGTTTCATTAACTTGCTTCCCGTTCTTTAGGCGGTATCCACTCTTCGTAAAGAATCTTGGCTCCTTTGGAAGAGTTGCAAGAAGTACAGCATGGAACGAGGTTGTCCATTGTGTCAGTACCACCTTTGTTGATGGGATACACATGGTCACCCACAGAGTTCTTCCAGTTGTTCTTCCACTTGGTGTGCCACGCATCACAGTAAGTGCAACGCTTAGGGTCGATATCCCTGTCTCTCCAGTATTGGTGAAGATCATCCGTAGAGTGCCCATCACATTCTGTATTAGCTTTTCTTGCTCTTCGGCGTGATTGTGTCTCACTTGCTTTTCCACTAACTCTTGCATAACAACTGGGACACATGCCTTTAACAAATTTGTCTGCTCCCCTTTCGCACACTTTGTCACACCCTTTGACTGAGCAGGTCACCCCAATGTTGTGTTGTCTTGTGACGTGCAAGCGCCCATGTCTGTCGGATAATAAACGGTGAGCATTGCAATAGATGCCTGAACCTTGCCACCCTCTTGCTTCTTTCTGACAATCAGGGGCAGCGCATGGTGGACGTTTGGTGTCCCTTTCTCGCTGTATAAGAATTGGGTCGTCGGCTCTTACATCGCCGTGAGTAAGCCAACGTGCGTCATGGGTGCCACAATACTGTCTTGCTGAACTGCCTCTGTAATTGACTCCATCACCGTGATTTCTGCCAATCTTTATGTTGCAGCGAACACCTTGACAGACAACTTGGCAAAATATTGGGTCTTTGTAACTAAAGTTGTGAACTTTCTTGGTTGTCACTTGTACCTCCCACAAGTCCACAAAGCCCAGGCTCCACGGGTGTTCTCATGTATGTAGTGAGCCATCCATGTTGACTGAACAATCTCATAACGTTTATGCCAATGCTTCTCAAAGACATCACCCCAGTAATACTCATTGATCTGGAACAAACCATGATCTACCCCGTTATAAGCACGAGGGTTATGCAATGACTCACACCACGCCACCCCAAGGGCACGAACACAATCCTCTTGGAAGTATTCGCACACAACCTCAGGAATCTCAGGGTTAGGTGGTTCATGATTCACTGAAGCGAAGTCCAGTATCGCCCAGATAGCTAGCCAAATATTCATTCGACTATCTCATCGAAGTCGATCCCAGGATCTTCGACAAGCATCTCCAACTGATACTGGATAGCCCGATCAGTTATGACATCGATGCTTGGGATAAAGTCTAGGAAACTGTCTCGGTCTTCTAGGTATTGCTGTTTCAACTCGTCCAAGATCAGGACGGTAAACAAAGCAAACGCATACGCCGAGCGTTCTAGATCTGTATACGCAGAGTCACCCATAGTATGTCTCTGCCTCTGTCTCGATCCAGACACGAGCACCACATCGGTCAGGCTCATCAGGCTGAACGATGTAACAAGGCCCGTCTATAAAGACCCTACGGTGATGAGTAGAGCCTTTATAAGTACGATCAATAATAGCGGGTTCACCCTTCTTAATTTTCTGTTGGTGAACGTGGATAACATGCTTCATCACTCTCCCTTTCTGTTGGTAGAAGCAAAACGGACATTGTTGCGACCGTAGATACACATGCCGCATTCGACACATGCACCACGACCGAACACCCCGTCGTCGTCCCAGACGACCATCGGGGTTTTACCTGTTAGCTCAGGACACTTAGGTCCCTTGCGTCGGTGTGGGAACTTAGCAGCTAACTCTTCAGTCTCTTCCCAAGTGTCGGCACAGAATGCCAGCATTGGTTCGGAAAGTAAAGCTTTCTCTACTCGGACTGCATCTAGCACGTTGTCTTTATCTATCGATAGGTAGACAGCTAGATTGCTGACCCCCATGAGCAGAGGAACTGCCTTAAAGGTTCTCGTATACAACCAGAACTGAAACTCGGGGAAGTCTTCAGCTACTCGTCTGATTGCTTGGGCGAACGCAGCAGAGGGAATGTCACCGTCCCAGAAGTGACGGAACACCCACTCGTCTTGCGGTATGCCTGCTCGGACGTACTCGATAGAGCATTCACTGAGCATGGCACTGAGCATGGCGTGCAGTGTGTCTGTGTCGTTGAGATGTGGGGATACTATTTCCCAGTTCTCTTGGACCAAGTTACGGACGCCTGGAAAGTTCTGAAGTGCCAACGCATAACAAGCTTCGGCGCACCACTCCGTGTGCCCAGGGCAGGAGACAAGGGCAGGAAGCCCGAAGGTGTTCTTGACCTTCGGGGTTCCCTCATTGACTCCCTTGCCTTTCTTCCTGACTAGAGGCGCAACTTTGCGGTCACTACTTAAGCGTGGCAACCCAACGTTGACAATCACGATTCTAGCCTGCCTAACAACTCAGTGAGGAGACTGCTGACAGTCTTAAGGATCTCGATAATGTCATCAGTTCGCTCATCCTTAGGCTGCATAGCTTTCATTGCCTCTTGGACTTGGCGCTCTACTGTGACCTCCAGTTGTTCCTGGCTCACATATCCCCAGTTGGTAAGCAGGTCAGGAAGTTCACGCTCGAATATCTTGCCCCAGTAGTAGTAGCTACTAATGCAGTCGGACATCTCATCGCTGAAGTCCATGTTCTGGCAATACTCTTCGATTGCGCTATCGACTCTGTGTTCGATTACATCGAACAGTCCGTCGTCATCGATTTCTGCTAGCCCTGTAATTTCTAATTCAGCCATTAGTTTCTCCCTTGTTTGGCTATTGATGTTTGAGAACATCAGTCAAGCACAAAACATTACTTATGTCAACTTGCTACTGACACAGTTGCTTTGTACCTGACGGGGCGCTCAAACTCTGACTAGCTCACGCATCTTATGAGTGAGCGGAGTGTCGTTATCCCTAATCTGATCCACCTGCTTCCTTATCTGCAGATCAGTGCTAGAGGAGCGAGTGAAGTCGTGTGTCTCCGCAGATTGAATAGCATTCCACGCAGCCCACGCAGTACCAGCCGCAGGACCTTCATCCTCTACCTGCCAGTAATACGTCACAGCTTTCATTTTTTCTTCCCACGCATTCATGGTCCGAGTGCTCACCTCTTCACCCTCAGGAGCAGTTGGCTCAGGCAGAAAGGTACGAAGAAAGCTCTTGTATTGAGCCTCGGTGAACGGTATCCGACGCATAGCGCTAGCCATACGGTTAAACATCTCCGCATGTTCCCCTGCCTTGGCAAGCACGAGACTACGGTCCAACAGAATCTGATCGTGGTTCGTGGTTCTACGCAGCTTTATCTTGGTGTTCTCCGCTGTGCATTGGTTGCTACAGAAAAGACGCCCAACGAATGAAGACATAAACGTAGGCCATGTCCCATCCAAAGAACCACCTATAAGGAGATTCGACTGCAACCAGTCTGGATAATCGGGGCTAGCTATGTTGTATACATCTCCTAGCTCAAAGATTGCCATGAATCGCTTGCCATTATCTAGCGAACGCATAGCTGTGCATGAGTTAGGGAAAGCAGCTTCCACTGTCTCAATCCACTGTTGGTGGTTGGACTCGGGATGCTGAGGTGGAACCACATTGAGAATCATGGGATCTTCCCAATCATTGTCCTGCCTGTACAAGACTTTTCTCTCAGGTTCACCTTTGTATTTGCCACTCTTCACCTCAGGTATTTGACCATTTATCTCTATTGGCATTGAGTGGACTTTGAATAGGACTCCGTTGTCGATAGCGGCATCCACAGCATTCATTCGACCACCGAACCTATGCTCGGACTCGATCATGCCGTATTCACCTCCACCGTATGGAGTCGGGGATATGACGCTCATACTTAACCTCCCTGTTAATGATGTGTATGAGAACTTGTTTATAACGCTGTTACAAATAAAGCACTGACCCTATTTGCACTTCGACATAAGTATATGCCCTGTACTTGCTTAAGTCAACGACTCGTTGACATCTGTGTATGATCCGTCAGCATCTATGTATTTGCTCACTTCAGACCACACCCTTAAGCGGTCATCGATCCTGCGATCCAATAGATCATTAAACCAGTCGCTATCCTCATCTATGAGTCTGTCCACATGATGAACAATGGCATCCTCCATTGCTTTCATTAAGCGACCAGTAATCGTCTTGTCTTCCCAATCAGTCATTATGCAAATCCAAACAATTCATCCCCACACGGAGGACACATATACAACGAATACGGAGCAGGCCGATTCAACAGCTTCACAAGCTGAGACTGCATGATGATCTCCCGTTCATCAGCAGTCTTATCAGGCCACACATCCTGCACCAAAGAACCGTTGACCCACTTATTTACATCGTCCTTAGTGACAAAGACGGAATATTCGTCGCCGCACTTACCACGACAACGAGCACGAGCCTTATACATTTTAATTTCCTTTCCTAAACTCGGAATCTAAAAGCGCCTGCCAATACTCAGGACCACGAGCACGCTCACGTGCCCAATACCACTCACTGATCAACACACAACCACGCACAAACATGGCAATGCAGATGAAGTAGTACAGCCCTGGATACTCAGGAATAGGTAAAACTTTCTCCAACAGATCAAACATCAGCCGACATCCAGATGGCTAGCCCTGCTAAACGCAGTCTCTTGAGCACGAGCCATTCTCGTGACCATTTCATTAGCGTCGAACTCATCACCATGAGTCGCACGCCTCTCCATTTCATTTAACAAGCCCTGCAACTCATCGATCACTGCTTTCGCATGACCTATGCCATTGCGACCCATCAGTAGCCAGTGATCCCGATGAGCAACAAACACATCTGAATGGTTAGTTACTTGAGCTTTAAGTAGCTCGTCACTTGCTAGGTGAATATTCTCAAAGTCTATATAGGACACAGTGTTTCTCCCTTTGTTGTATCCATTATTAAGTATCCCCAATTTATAACGCCGTTATAAATTGGTTCGTCGGTATCTCCATCGACAAACTCCAGTTTACGCTATGGCGCATCCTAAGTCAAGGACCTGCGGACAGTAGGGACGGCTCCCCATACGGA